TTGGCCAAGTTGCCCTAAAGATGTTGCGTATGTATACCAACATAATGAGGGGAATCTTATTTCAGTCGATACGTATTTGAGTACCTACAGAGACTGGCGTGATACGAGCCTTTGGCCAACATCAAGTAAAGAATCACAAATCCGCCTTGATGCGGCTAAAAAGCAAGGTAACCCATTAGAGAAAAAAGGATTACTGGGCGCCTTTTGTAGGAGCTATAGTATCACAGAGGCTATACATAAGTTTCTCCCTGAAGTCTATGCACCGACGCAACATGGGGACCGTTACACGTATACAGAAGGCAGCTCAGTAGCGGGTCTTGTCATTTACGATAACGATACGTTTGCATACTCGAATCATGCAACTGACCCTATTAGTGGCAAGCTCGTTAATGCGTTTGACCTTGTCCGCATCCACTTATTTGGCGCCGAAGATGCCGACGCGGATCCGCGCACCAAAGTAACAGACTTACCTAGCTACAAGGCGATGCTTGACTTTGTCAACGAAGACGGCGCAGCTCCTATCTTGCTCGATAAGGAACGTATGGCGGATATGGAGTTTGAGGATATCACGGACGAGGAAGAAGACTTCCTTGAAAAGCTCAAACGTGACCGCCGTGGTACACCAGAGTCTGACGTATTCAACTGCTTAGTGGTTCTTAAATACGACCCTGCATTAAGAGGTCGTATTCGCCTTGACGAGTTTGCACACCGGTTAGTTGTAACCGACGACTTACCGTGGAGAGGTAAAGATGAAACCCCTTACTGGACTGATACGGACGATGCGTGCCTACGTAATTACTTTGCTACGAAATACCTTATCAAAGGGAAAGGCCTTATCGATGATGCCTTACAGGAAGTAACGCAAGCCAACAAATTCCATCCTGTGCGTGAATACCTAACAGGTCTAACCTGGGACGGTGAATGTAGAGTTGACACGCTCTTCATCGATTATATCGGCGCCGAGGATACCGAATATATCAGGGCCGTTACACGTAAATGGATGTGCGGTGCTGTAGCACGTGTCATGGTGCCCGGTATCAAGTTCGATACGGCTGTCGTATTATACGGCTCTCAAGGTCTTGGTAAATCCTTAATCTTAGAACGCTTAGGCCGTAAATGGTTCAATAATTCGCTAGTCGATATCAAGACAAAAGATGCCCTTGAACAAATCCAGGGTTCATGGATTAATGAGCTCGCAGAACTGGCACCTACCTACAAGAACGATAATGAAATCGTAAAAGCCTTTATCAGCCGTACCTCTGACCGGTTCCGCTCACCCTACGGCAGGCGTACCGAAGAGTACCCTCGCCAGTGTGTATTCGCCGGTTCCACGAATAATTTGATGTTTCTCAAAGACCGTACAGGTAACCGCCGATTCTGGCCAATCACAGGCGACAAAGATCGTAAGACGAAAAACGCCTGGGACATAACGCAAGATGACATTGACCAATTATGGGCGGAGGCTTACTATTACTGGTCTAACGGTGAATCCTTAGTACTCGAGGGAGACCTTGAGGAAGAAGCCTTAAGAATCCAATTATCACACACAGAAGGTGGTGAACTCGTAGGACTCATTGAAGAATACCTTGAGATGTTATTACCTGAAGATTGGGAGTCGCTAGATATCTTTGATAGACGCGATTATATCAGGAACTATGGCGATGACGATCATTGTGGTTCAGTGCAGCGGGAGCGGGTGTG